TGCAGAGTGCCCCGCCACATCAAGCGCACGCTCAAAGGCTGGACCATTGAAGGGCTCCTGCTTTTGATATGCAGACCATGCACCGTTATCGAGAGCGTGCGGAGCGACGGTCTTGTCCGTCCATAATGGGGCTTTCCACCCGTGACCCCACATGATGTGCGGGCCTGTGAGCAGGTGCCACCCCGCCTTGCGTAATGCATCAAGGTTTCGATAGGTCCCCGTCCATGACGCATAAGGGATCACTCCGCACTCCATGTTTCTACGTCCACCTGTACAAAGGTCAGCTCTGAGGTCTTGTCCTTCCTCTCTCCCTTGATTGCTCCGAGCCACTTGGTAGCCCTGATCTCTGAGACCTGAGAGTCATCGGTCCACAGGCAGTGAAGCCCATCGCAGACGCTCTTGATCAGGTTGTCGAGGTCAGACTTGGTGGTCTTGAGCATCCTGCCTTCCGGGTCCTTCTTCCTGAACTTCGTCTGGGGTCTCTTATAGACAGCAGTGATTGTGACTCGGATAGGTGTTTCACGGGGAACAGGAACGTCCAGGCCATACGAAGCCTTCTCCGCAATGCTCGAGACAAGCTGCAGATACCTGCGGGTCTTCGATGGCAGGCGTGCAGAGCCCGTGTACCGGTTGAACCGAGGCCTACCCATTGCCACGCCCTCTCCGGGTAGCTTGAGCGATATGAAGGGCTCCCAGCTCATTCGCACTCCCGTTCGCGCCACAGAAGATCCCACCATTGGTTTGTCAACAGCTTGGCCGAATGGACAGGGTTGGACCGCTCAAAGAACCGAGCGTATTGCAAACCAAACCTGCGGGTCATGGCGTCCACGTCCCGCCAGACACTTTGCGGAGCGTTGTCGTAAGTCCAGCCGCGCAGTGCGAAAGCGGCTCTGTTAAAGGCTTCAGTCCATTCCATCACTCACCTCCTTCTGGGTCTCGTGCCAAGTCTCCAGCTCTTCAGCGAATGCCCGAGCGTGGTGAAGATCGACGAAGTTAGCAAGCGGCGTGCTGCCACTGCAGACGGTGTAGTCCGAGTCTCCAATCCAGATGATGATGTCGCTGTTGATCATCCAGTGGGCAGAGAGCCCGGTCTCAATCTCATAGCTCTGATCCCAAGCCATCAGTCCTCCACCAGAGCCCAGTACGCACAGAGCTTCCCCATGTTCTGCTGGACTATGCCAAGAGCTCCCGAGAGCTTCCAGATGTCGATGACATTCGGTGTGCGGCGTCTGTTCTCCCAGCCCGAGACCGTTGAGCCAGCGACACCGATACGTCTACCCACCTCGCCGCAGGTCAAGCCAAGGTCTCTGCGGAGCTTCTTGGGATTGATGTAGCGCTCGCCCATGATCGTGTTCATACCGATCTTTGGTTTACTGAAATACAGGCTCATGATTGCTCCAGTGCTGGAAGGTAGATGACATCGGCAAAGCCTCCGTCCACCCTCTCTATGATTGGGTCTACATCTGAGGCGTCATCCCACTGGTACATGACCAGGAAGACGCGCAGACCCGTCTCTGTCTCCTCGGCCCCGATGACCTGAGAGATAATGTCCAGACCAATCTCAATACTGCCGAACTTGGACCTGAAGTCCCAGCTTTGAGCGTACTCATGGTCCATTTGGAGGTAATAGACAACACGCTCTTCGAGCATATAGAAGAGATCATCAAGGGTCATGCCCTCGATTTCGGTCGAATAGGACCTGGCGGAGAAGTCTCCGTCCCAGTTGGCTTCACATTCGATGCCTCCGTCGTCGTCTCCAAGTACACAAGGGCTGCATTCGATGTTCTGGTCGGCCCATCTCTCCATCCACTGCTCCGACTTCTCGTGCAGCTCCTTGAGGATATCCATCCTATGCTCTGGGTCGGGTTGCTTCTCAATGCCCAACGAGCTCAGGGATGGGAACGACACTCCGAGGTCATAGCCTCGGGACTGCCAGTACTTGACGCAAGCGTCCAGGTCCATTCGCATGGCTGGCCTCCTCGATGTGGGTTGTTTGCTTTGCTCACCCAGTATCTATCCATGATTCGTAGCGCGGCAAGTCGTTCCGCGTAAATACTTTGATAGCGCAGGTTCAACCTGCACAACTATTTTGCGATCATAGAGAGTAAATGTGAGTCGAGCAGTCGCTTCGACCGAAATATTTGAAGAAATTGATCAAATTGCTCTAATAGACAACACGCATTTTTGCCTTTTTCTCTTGACTTTCCAAGACTTTTGACCAAATTGCCTCTAATAGACAACACCAAATTGTCGATTTCTCTTGACTTTCCAACACTTTGAAAAGCCAGGTTGAACCTACCTTTTCGGCCGGTCCAAAATATAGGTCGAACCTACCTTTTCGAGCACCCTCGAGAGTCAAGGTTCAACCTACCATATCAGGCGCCTTGAGAATACAGGTACAACCTACCATATCAGCCAGCCCGTGAGCACCCGAGGACCCGAGGACCCGAGGACCACAGGACCCCAGCATTCCAGGACCCGAGGACCCCGGCACCCGAGGATCGAACGGCGCCGGTCATGACCTGAGGACCCGAGGATCGATCGGCACCCGAGGACCCGAGGATCGATCGGTCCTACCTTGGTCCGGCCGCACTCCGCGCCACATCGGACGCGATTTGAAGCCCCAGATCGTTAGGCTGGCGATCGAATACGGGCCGATCTGGCCTCATTTTGTGGAGCATTGCCCTCGAATGATTCCCCTCGAGAGCGGCGCATAGCGCGCTATCAGGCCTCTCTAGCCAAGCGGAGAAGGGTTAACCGGCTCCGATTGGCGCCAGGCGCTTGTGGGTAGGCTCCTTGAGATACGAGCTCTCGCCGATTGCAGACGCAGGAAAGCCCCCCCAATTGGGGAGGCTTCAAAGGTCATCCGGTCCGAGCTCAGTCCCGATCGATATATCTCCGATGGCGGCGTAGTTCTGATCTCAGTTCAGACTCTTCGATGTCTCGATCCCAGACGTATCCATCCCGGACCCACAACGCGATCATGCAGTAGATCACAAAGCATGCAGCGGCGAACCATCCGAGATTAAACACGAAGATAGCCCAATCAGTAGAGTCGTACTGGCGAGGATCGATCCCTTGATTCTCGGCACAGTGAACCAGAGAGATGAATGCGACGGATGAAACGATCCTCATGATACTCCCAACGGTTCGCGGTCCATCAAGATCTGGCCCTTCTCGATCGGGTAGCAGTTCACATCACCCCGGAGATCATCCCAAGCCCACAGGAAGATCGGACGTCCGCGGAGGCCTTGATGTGAAATACAATGATTTACGTATGCTTCCCAGCCGGCACGCATAGTCTCGATCGCTTCGTCAGCAGAATGCCCGATCGTGGTGAAAGTAAAATGACGAGTGCAGAGCTCAGCGATCCAAATCATTTGTTCCGCCTTGCACGCGCGCGGGCTTTGGGTCCGTGATCGGGGAACATGATCACCGGTCCTGACTTGGCACCATTGCAAAGCCGGCAAGTGTTGCAGGTCACGATATCGGGCTGAACGATCGCGGGGCACATTATTGCGGGGTTCCCCTCCGGAGTCTTGATCCGCTGCTTGGTCGGATCGTCCTTCCATTCTGCGGGAACGACAGCAGCAGCACGGAACCCGAGATCGATCGCTTCGTCAGCCTCTTCGAGAGATCCAACGGATGCCATCAGCATGCCGGCCAGATCCGGACGCCCCCTGTAATGGTGAGTGTAGCCGATCGGATCCAGCGGCTCCATCCTGACCGATCCGTCCCTACTCCTAACAGGAGCGAGCTCGGATCTAATCGCATCAATGACGCCGGACAGAAACCTGTGAGAGAGCGCACCCGGATCGCCGATCGATCCGAGTCGGACCATGCGAGCGGACATGCGCCGATTGGCTAGCGCTCGCCGCAGTGAGTATTTTTGCTGAGATTCCTCCTCGGGTAGTCGGGCATAGCTTTTAGTCATGGCAGAATGGCCCATGGCAACGGTTCCATTTTGGGCATAGCAGTCGTTCGAGTCCAGGAGCGGACAACCGGCGCAAGACTTCTTCGACTCCTCGCGAGTGCGACCGATCGCCATGGTTGGCACGTTCCCGGTTTTGCCGTTCCCGGTTGTACCGGTGAACAGTGCCGCTTCGTCGTCAACGGTCGGAGCTATGTAGAGATCTGGGGCGCTCATTGGTCACCTCCCGCCGGCTTGGCCGGCACTGTGGGCGGGTTCCATTCTTGGATCGTCTCTTCCATGTGCTCATACGCTCGCCCGTCTTTTCCGGACATGATCCAGTAAAGATCTGAATGGTCGGCGGTCTTCATCTCTTCCGGTGTCGAGATTATGATCGCTGTCAGTGTGACCGTGTAGGGTCGGGGGCTGTTGTCGTTGCTCATTTGATTACTCGTGGGTTGTGGGTTGTGGGTTGTGGGTTGTGGGTTGATCAGTAAGACATGAGGAGGAACCAAACAGCAGCGACCAACACGGCGCCGATCAGATCCTCGGGTTGAATGTGGCGGATCATTCTGGGATCCCCAGATACGCAGAGTAAAGAGACCAGACGACCGAAACCGCTTCGTCATGAGTGAGATCGCGGGGTACCTCGGGATAGTTGAACTCCAGCCACTGCAGGAGTTCGTCCAGGGCGAGCGCTTCGATACCCGCGCGGGAGCGTATGATCTTCATGGGTTCCCCCGTTCGGCTAGTTCGCGTAGCTGCTGATAATCTTGACGACCGTGGATCTCGACGATGGTATCGATCAGACCCGAGGCTGACTTCAGTTCGTAGCGATACGAAACCGTATTGAATCGCAGCGGCATCAGGACACCCAAAACGATCCGCTCCCGTCCAAGTAGCGCCACAGATAGAAGCTCCTCATAATGTTCGAACGCTTCGCGCTCTTCATCGGTTGCCATCATGAGAGCGCCGACCCCGACCCGTGCCGGGGCACAGTTGATCATCAGTGCTCTCCATGCTCCCCGCGCTGCCGGATCTTTCGGGGCTGAGGATCTGAGGTTCCCCCGATATTTGCCACGGGTAGAGAGCGCGGACGATAGGACCCGGTGATCCTCATCGTTCAGGACGTCGGAAGAGTGTAGGGCGTCGAATAAATCTTGCACGCTCATCGGTTCCCCCTGTCGACGAATGAGGCAGCAGGGCCGTCCCGGTACATGGACCAATCGCGCAGGACCACGGCCCGAGACCACTCGGCTCCGGTAAAGGGAGGGCGGCCATCCTGGGAAAGCTGGGTCGCTGCTTCGAGTAGTTCAGACCCGAGCTCGGAGATCGTCTCTATCTGAGCGTCGATCTCTGAACGGGTGAGAGGGTTGCCCGTCTGTTTGACGGTCTGAATGAATCGGTGCGCTAGTGCTGAATATGTCATCAGAGCACCATGAGGGAGAGGGTGAGCACGGCGGCGAAGCCATATGCGGAAGCGGAGAGGATACGGGTCACGTCGATCATTCCGGGCCCCCTATGCGCAAGCGATGAGAAGGAAGGGAAGAGCGGCGGCACCGGCTGACACTGCAGCCGACTTGGCGAGCGCTGCGGAGGTTCCTCGCCCGAGAGCGTCTTCGACTGCGTCCATTGCAATCAACGTCAGAGGAGCCACAGTAGCGACAACCACAGAGATAAGCTGGAAGGTAATCATTCCGGGCCCCCCTATGCGCAAGCGATGAAGAGGAAGGGAAGGGCAGCAGTCCCGAGGGAGAGCGCTGCAGTCTTGCCCAGTGCAGTCACTGAACCATTGGCACCTAAAACGCTGTCAATGATGGCCAGCACAAAGGAAGACAGAATGACGAGGATGACGGCCAGCATAGAGAAGAAGAAGAGATCAAACATTGTATTGCTCCGATGGGGGGGGATGGGTTGTTGGGTTGTTCCCCCCTCCATGAATAGATTATAACGCGCTACGCGCTAATATGCTGAGGGATCTGCCTGTTCCATGGAACAGATATGGAACAGAGATGGAACAGCATCAAAACCCAGGTTAGTCCGTGCATATGGTAGGGTTGTTCTATCTGTTCTATGATATTTCTATAGAACTATTATTATCCTATGATCAGATGGGGATCATCTATTGGGGCATATGGTGATCCGTCAGGAGTTTATAGGAACCGATCAGCATGGAACAGGGGGAACACTTGAGGATAGTCCAGGTCGAACCCCTGATGTGCTGCTGTTCCTACCGTATGATCTATCTGTTCCATGGTTCAGGGATGGAACAGGACAGATCAACCCGAGGCCAGAGGATCCGAGCTCGCGATCTGGTCTGGACTCTGAGCAGGTGCGGATCTCATGGGGCTCGGGAATGCTGCCGGATCCCGTGGACTTGTGGGGGTTTCGCTCATGGACTGCAGGAATGGGGAGGGGAGTAACCAGAACCCGATCCGGGTCTCGGACGTAAAAGCCGTATCAGTTTATACACGCCCGCCAGAGACTCGAGGAGCCCGCAGTAGCGCGTTCAGGGTCTCGCGCCTGGCCGTACCTGGCCGACTCGAGGAGCTCGCTCACAGCGCAGCACAGGCCGGCTCGTGGTACATTCAGGCAGGACCGATCGAGAGGTATCCCCCTCCCCAGCCAGGGGTGCCTCCCTCTCTGAACTTTCCCCTATATAAAAGGCGTTGACACGTCAAGGACTCCGACCATGGCAAAAAAGGGTATTAGAGCTACGAGACAGAAACGCTCAACCGGAAAGTCTTCCAAGCGAAACCCGACCAAGAAGGCTCTGGTGAAGTCTCTGCGGAAGCGGAATAAGAAGGGTGGGAAGTCAAAGGTGTACAACCCTGAAGGGCTCGCGGCTTATATCGGCAGACGCAAGATCGGGAAGAAGGCGTTCTACAAGAGAGCGTCGGCCTCGAGGAAGGCTGGAACGAAGAGGCGGAGAGGAAAGAAGTAGTTGGCAACCCCACCGAAATTAAAAAACAAGCTCACGCCCAAGCTCATTGAGAAGCTGGGTATTGGGTTTGAGCTGGGCCTGAAGTCGGCTTCTGCTGCTGCGTATGCGGGCTGTACGGAGACGACGTACTACCGGTGGATGGCCCAGGCTCGGAATGGGGCGGGTGACCCTCGGCTGCAGCTTCTGTTGAAGACCGTGGAGGCTGCCAAGGCCAGGTGCGTCGAGAAGAACCTGATAGTGATTCAAGAAGCGGCCATGAACGGCTCGTGGCAGGCCAGCGCCTGGATCCTCGAACGCCGATTTGGGTTCCGGAAAGATGGTCCGATCGAAGAAGTGCCCGATGATCTGGCTCAAGTCAGCAGCGATCTCACTACACTCGAGGGTAGGAGACAGGTGGTGAAGGCACTGAAGGATCTGCCGCCCGAGCTCTTGCATGAAGCGATCGAAGAGGCGTCCTGATGTTCGATCCGGCTGCGTTTATTATTAATACCGCACGCGGATATCAGAAGAACGGTCTGGCGAAGTATTGTGGAGAGGCTCCCGGTCCGAGAGGAGGAATGTCACCACCGCAGAAGCGCTTCCATATGTCGCAAAATCGGAAGAGAGCCTTTATTGCGGCCAATAAGGTGGGCAAGACCTATTGGGGCGCTGCGGAAGCTTGGTTTCACCTCCTCTCGGACCACCCTTACCGTGAAGTGCCGCAGCCCGGCTCTACTGGCTGGGTCTTGTGCTCTGACCTGCGGACAGGGTGGGAGACCATCTCGGAAGTCATGCATGAGCTCGAACCTCCGGGCGTCCTGGATGACTCGTGCAAGTATGTTCCGGGTATTGGGTATCTGTATCGAAGTCAGAAGATCTTGCGGACGATTAATGGCAGCCAGATGGTGGGGAAGGGTTGTGAGCAGTCGCTACTCGCGCTGGAATCAAAAAGGGTTCAGTGGGCGTGGATCGACGAGCCCCCCAAGGAAAGTCACTGGCACGGCCTAAGAGCACGTTTAACCATGGATATGGCGCCCTACTGGATGACTCTCACGCCTGTTGGGCGTCCTGTGGGGTGGCTGCAGCACATGCTCGAGGGCTCCATCGAGGACAATGTTGAACCCGAACCCGGCTGGCATGTAGAGCACATTGAGCTATCTACCGATAATGCGCCGCACCGGTCGGAAGAAGACATCGAAGCACAGAAGCTGGAGTGTTCGCCGTGGGAATACAACCAGCGGATCCTCGCTCAGTGGGAGGGTCTTACGAAAGATCGCTGGGTTTCGGGCTTCTCGGAGGGCAACCTCTTCGATGACGAGGACATCCCCAAGAATATCCAAGCAGTCGGGCTCGGATTCGACCATGGAGAGCGCCCAGGCAAGTCGATCTGCCACCTGGTTGCTTGGGACGGGTTTACTCTTTGGGTTCTCGATGAGCATTCTGACGACGAGCTCTCAACCCCGGCCTCAGAGTCCCGACATATCGCCGAAATGCTGAGAAACTGGGGCCTCGAGCTCACAGATGTGGACGAAGCACGGGGTGACAGCAACTCTGCGGGCAAAATGGGCATGGGTTTCACCATGAATGACCTATATATGCGCGAATTTGCAAAAATTGCTGGGTCTTCGACGCCTCCATTTGACATTCGGGTGCCCTATAAGCGCCGTGGCTCCATCGATGCGCGGGTTCGAATGATGTCCAGCGCTTGCGTCGACGGGCGGTTCCGTGTTCACAAGGGATGCGCCAGATTGATCCATACTTTGAGGCACTGGCGGGGGGCGAATGACGACCTCAAGGATCCTTTCGACAGTTGCGGTTATATTTCCGAGATATACTTGGCCCCGAGCGGGAACAAGGGTCCCGGACTTATGTTGATCGGATAGCGGAGCGCACATGTACGACATTCCTGGCGACTACATGCCCAGCTCGGATGAAGACCTGACCCGGTGGGACGTCCAGAGTCTTCGATACCGAATGCTGACGGGTCAACAGCGTGAAGATGTAATCGAAGAAATCCGTGGCATGTTCGCTGCAGAGATATCGATGGAACTGGAGGTTAACCCTGACCTTTCGCGGAATACGTTTCGCATGGTCTGGCAGCAGCTCTGCAATGCGTACCTTGACGCGCCAATGGTGCAGACTCGAGGCGACGACAATCCGAACTTCAGCAATGTGATCACGCACCGGCTGTGGCCTCAGCGTCAGACTGCGGACCTGTGGGCGCAAGCTATTCGCGAGTCCCTCTTCAGGCTGGACTGGGTTCCGGGCGGAAACACCGTTCACTATCGTCCGGTCGCGCCAGATCTGGTGGTGTGTCGCGCCATGCCCGATGAGCCAGACGTTCCTGGGTATGTCGAAGAAGTCCGGCTGCGCCACCTGCCCAACGGGGACGAGGTCTGGACCAAAGAGATCTGGGACGTCATGTCTCCGACCCCCATATTCAAGATCATGACCAAGGCTGGAGACGTTTGGACCGATGTGACGGCTCAGTTCGCGCCTGATTTGGCAGGTTCATACCCGTATATGGACAGAGAGGGCAAGCCCATCCTGCCGTATGAACTCATACACGCCGAGATTGCTCCGCAGCTCTGGTCTTTCCATACGGGGTCTGAACTCGTGGCTGGATCGCTGCGCCTCGCTGCTCTGTGGACCCACTGGGGTGACGGGTTCACCTCCGCGTCCCATCCTCAGCGCTATGCAGTCGATGTCTCCACTCAAGCGGGCATCACCAGGCACTACTCGGGCCACAACGTCGAAGTCATCCCGACTGACCACAAGTCGATTCTTCGATTCAAGTCTGATGGGCCTACTGGCGCGATGCTCGGGCAGTATTCAGCCGCGATGGACCCCAGAACTGCCGCAGAATCGCTCCGCATGTACGAGAAAGGCCTCGCGGTGTACGCTGGGCTCAACCCAAGCGACCTACAGCTCACTCAAGGGCAGTCTGGATACGCCATCGTGGTCTCCCAGCAGGGCAAGAGAGCTCAGCAGAAGCGTACAGAGCCTGCTCGGCGCATGGCAGACCAGAGGATCCTGGCGAAGGCTGCGAAGATGGCAAACGCATACGCTCTTCCGTCGCCAAACCTTCCAGAAGACCCCAGCAGCTACCGGGTTGAGTACTCGAATGTGGGAACAACGCCTGAAGAGCGCAAGGTTCACACCGAGGTCATCAAGTCCGAGCTTGAGATGGGCCTGATTTCTCGGGTTGAAGCGTACCGGAGACTCAATCCGGGCGTCGAGACCGATGAAGAAGCCGTCAGACGATTGATCGACATTGATCGAATGACCAAGATACTCAATCGGGGCCAAGAAGCCCCACCAACCGCAACACCAGCGACACAGGGTGATGACAATGAGCGAAGAAACGAAAGAGGAGACTCAGAACTCGTCGGGGACGGTACCGAGCTACCGGCTGAGAGAGGAGTCGGAGAAGAGGCGGAAAGCGGAGGAGCAGCTATCCAAGGTTCTTGAGGAAGTGAAGGGCCTCAAGGGGGCTTTGGCTGAAGCTCACGGCAAGCTGGACACCACTTCTTCTGTACATGAGCAGGATATTGCGCTGATCTCTGCCGGGATCATCGACTCCGAGGTCCGAGAGTTCGTCCGCGAGCGCTTTGGAAAGGCCAAGGACCCAGGAGACTTTGCGACCTGGATGGCTGGGCAGCAGAAGGACCCTTCTCCGCTGCTTGCGCCGTTCCTGAAGGCACAGGAGGCCAAGGCAGAGCCCAAGGCTGAGCCCAAGGTCGAAGCCAAGGTTGAAGAGAAGCCAGCACCCGCTGTGGAGCTCAAGGGAAACCCCAATGCTGGGACAGATCAGCCCGTAAGGAACAATGGCACGTCTTGGTCGGCAGACGACATCAAGGCAGCCATGGCTCGCAACGGTGGCTCCGGTCTCGGGGCCTCGAGGGAGGCAATCTTGAAGGCTCTCGCCGCAGAGGGCTTGATCAAGGGCCCTTCTGTTTGACATCGTGGGCTGTCAAGAGATAGCCTTGGAGTGTAGCGGTGCCGCCCCCCGATAGTGGGTGTTGAACAACATCTCACTACTCAGGGAGCCTATTACAATGGCTAACGAAATTACCTTTAGTGGCCTATCGTCTACCGGTGGGCGTATCTCCGCAGTTCTATCTGCTCTCGTGCGTCAGCAGCTCTATGATTCCACGGATCTCCGTAGCGTCATGACTCTGATCCCATGGAGTGCAGTCGGTTCTGACAAGATGGACATCACTCTGGACGCTATTCCGGGCGCATTCGCTGCTGCATCCTCCGAGACCTCGGGCGGACTGTCCAACAGCGCATACACCACCAGCAAGTTCTCCTTGCAGGTCGCTCGCTATGCTCGCCAGTACCAGGTGACCGACCTTTTCGGCATCTCCGGCGGCCCCATCGATATCGATAGCGTGGTTAACAAGCTCGTAGAGGGTGCAGGTCTCACCATGACCGACCTCCTCTGCAACCTGTTCCCAAGCCTGTCGAACTCGGTTGGAAGCACTGGCGTCGACCTGGACGTGGACACCATCTACGATGCGCTCTTCCAGCTCAACACTGAGAATGCCGCAGGCCCCTACACAGCCGTCCTCCAGGCTCAGCAGATGAATGACTTCCGCTCCTCGCTTCGCGGCGAGACGGGTGCCCTTCAGTTCCGCGAAGCCACTGCAGAGACCCTTCAGTCTCGAGGCCCAGGCTACCAGGGTGACTTCCTCGGTATTCGCTTCTACCAGAGCGATAGCGTGACCAAGATCAACACCAACGCTGACTATTCCGGCGCAATGTTTGTCGATGGATGCTTCGCCTACACCATGGCCCCCGTCCGGGCTCTCCAGAGCTACATCCCCGAGGACAACATCCTCGTGGACGCCAACGAGATCCTGGTCGAGCTGGACCGTGATGCGGGCAACGCAATGAGCACCTGCATTGCGAACATGTACCCATCGGTGGTCGAGGTTGAGGACGCACGCGGAGTCGAGATCGTCTCTGACGTGTGATTCATTCTTGGGGGGCCTCTCGATTGGGGGGCTCCCCTTTTTTCTAAGGAGCAGACATGCAGCAATCAACAGTGCGACTCACGCAACCCAAACGTGAGAAAGCACACGTCAAAGAAGTCCATGGTCTACCGATCCGCAGGGGCACCAAGCCTGGAAAGCGGTTTGTGTACGTTCACTACCCAAAGTCTTGGGAGTTTGTGGACATGGAGTATGGGTTCCTGCCCATTCCCAAGAAGGTGGTCGCGGTTCCCGGATGCAACGGGGTCGGCAAGAACGGTGATCTGACTCCGGTCATCATCGGCGTGACCCAGAAGGGCGGCACATATATCAATCCGACTGACTCTCGACTCGGTGAGTACGAGGGCTATGTGCAGTACTACGACTGTGACAACGGTGCGAAGTGGTACTGCGACTTCTGCTCAGAGGCTACCGTGCTTCCTGACGGGCAGATCATCTGGTCCTCGAGGAGAGACGAGTGGCAGAACTTCCGAGCTACGCTCAGAGATGCCAGCATCGTTCAGCCGCTGATCCCTGAAGTGTATGAGATGATGCTCGCCAAGCAGGTCACTCGCACCGAAAGGATCGGGGCGAAGCTCAATCGCAACCCGCATCTTCAGAACAAATACGATTCGGAGATCCAGAAGCTGGCCGACATGAAGGAGTTCTGGGGCGGAATGCAGAAGGAGAAGATCAAGGCAGCCAAGGGTAAGCCCAAGGCGGCTCGCAGGCGCGTGGCAGACCCGCTCAAGGAAAGCCAATGAGCGGCGAGAAGGACGGGCGCCGGAAGCAGATCGACCGGATGGTCCAGCACATGGTCCAGAACGGCTCGGATGTGAACAAGGCTAAGAAGAAGGCTGTTGAGTGCGCTGTTCGCGCAGACAGACGGTCTGACAAGAAGTAGACTTTAATCCCGTGCCGGGAATATCCGTAGGAGGATGAAATGGCATTTAACGGTTCAAACCCTTTTAAGATCCCACGCCCCCTTGCGCTGCCTGGAGCCTGGAATGCAGAGTCTCTGACTGGTGACAAGACGCTCACCCTGAAGGACTCGATCGCACAAGCCCTTGATCCGGGTGGTGGAAACAAGTCTGTGATCCTGCCCGGCGGACTGGTCAAGGGGCGATTCTACGTTATCGCCAACACGGGTGAAGAGGTGCTAATCATCTGTCAGCCCAACGGTGCTGCCGAGGTTGGCAGGGCAGATCAGAATGACATGGCGATCGTGTACGCATCTGATGATGTGGCCGCCGGAGCATCCTCTGGTTGGTCCCTGTTCTTCATGGTCTCTGGCTCCCCCACCTGATCGATAGGAGGTCCCCATGTCGGACACACTCTACAGTGCCCGGTTTCGGGGGCCTACCCTTATCGAGCAGAACAAATCCCAGACCGTATCCGTTGCTCTTGAGAAAGGCGGCTCTGCGCCCACTGTGGCCTCAGCGAAGTTCTACCTGTACGATTCCGGGGGAAACCTCATCATCGACGGTCAGACAGCCACTGAGAGCGGCGGAACGGTATCTGGGACTGTTGCTGCGGGAGACACCAGCGGAAAGACGCTCGGGCCATCCTGGCTTGTGCGCTTCGATGTTGTGATCGGTGGGAAGACTTACCGGTTCAACAACGACGGATGCCTATGTGTCGCGAGACTTTACCCCCCCATTGGACAGACGGATCTGGTCAATCGTCATTCTGACGTGGCTAACCTTCTGGCTTCTGGAGTTACCAGCTGCCAACAGTACATCGACGATGCGTGGAGTGACGTGACGAATCGAATGTACTCTGAGCAGAGTTATTTCTGGAGACTCCGGACTCCGAGCGCTTTTCGCAATGTCATGTTCGCCCGCTCCTTGGCATTGATTTTTCGGGATTACGCCACGCTGCTCAATGCAGGCGACCGATATATGCAGCTCTCGGACTACTATGAGCAGCAATATGAGCGGGCCTATTCAAAGCTGCGGAGCCGGATTGACTCTGACGAGGACAACCAGCTCAGTGACAGGCAGCAGTCAGTGCCAGCGGTGACCTACCTGAGTCCACTGAGCTTTCGGCGGAATAGGTCTCGACGGAACTACTAATGACCCCCGATTCAGCGCTATCTGCAATCATCGGCAGGCTCGAGGCCGCAAGCCTGACCAAAGCCGTGAGCCCTCTGGGCGTGTCGAACTCGTCTGCTCCACAGATGAACCGGTCTTTCTCTGTCCGCATGATTAGTCTCGGGCCTTCATCGAGCCCTGACCGATTCAAGCCAACGGTGGCCGGTCTGAGGGTCGCGAACCGCTTCCAGATTGAGCTCGGACACAGGCTGAACCCAAACAGTGGTCAGACAGCTATCACTGAGGCGCTCCAGGACCTCCACAAGGCTCTCAAGTACCTTGACGCATCTGGAACTGCCCTGACGCAGGAGGGAGCCATCACAATGGGCGCCAGCTCGTCAGAGTACGCATCGGGTGGCGCGTATTACATCCAGAGGTTCAGCATCGATGTGGTGTACAACCTGACCATGGTGATCTGATGGGGGAGGTCTCGGTTGAAATAAAGCTCCAATCGATTGACCGCTTCATTAAACGAAAGCACGGGTCATATCGCCGGATGACGACTCGGGAGAACAACATCCTGAACCAGTACGTCTGGGAGATGGTGCAGAAGATCCAGCAAGACTGGCCCATCCTGACCGGGTATTCGATTGTCCGATGGTCATGGAGGAATGCTTCGTCGGTGGGCGATACTCGATTCTTCCTTGAGAACAAGGCCTGGTATGCAGACTGGGTCCACAGGAAGGGTGTCCGCAGGTCGAACTGGAGATGGCTCGGACGAGCGCTGTGGCAGGAGCTCGTGCCCGAGGTGTTCAATGAACTCAAGCCTGGGCTTCTGAGAGATCTGAAGAAAGAGATCGAACGCACCGAAAGGGAGAGGACGGATCTGACCGGGCCACAGCCGCCTCCGCCTACGCTCGAAGAGATCGCAAGGCAGTACGGATGAAGGCCGACTTCAAGTTCACGATGCCAGATCTAAGCACTCTGCAGCCCGAGGTGCAGAGGGTGGTGACAGACGTGATCCGAGAGACTGCAACGGACATCCACAAGGACACTCGGAAACGATGGACAGGGTGGAAGTACAGAGGCCGGCCATCTGGAACCTTCCCGGTATCCGAGGAGGCGTGGGACATAAACGTGGAGGTCGAGCAAGATCTGCACACCATAAAGCTGACTAACGATGCGGTAGACTGGCGAGCAAAGTATTATGCTGGGAAGGGAAATTCTAAGGCTGCGGCCAAATACAAGAATCGCCCCTATGTCAGTCTTGTCAAAAGGAACCGAGGAGCTGAACCAGAGCACCTCGTCATCCAAAAGATGATATTGTCAATCCACATCCCGTTGCTTGAGAAGCGGATTCTTGAAGCCGTTGCTGGAGCCGTGGGACAACTACCAAAAACCACCCGCACCCCTCGAGCTTCGCCAAAGAGCGGCATGACCATCATCACTTAGGAGTCTGAAATGGCTGAATCAACCGTTGTCAAGGTCCGCAGAGACGGAACCATAACTCTCAAAGATGGTGGTGGAAACACGTATACCGTCGCTTACGAGAACGGAGATCTTTCGTTCGACGGTGGGTCTAAGGCGGATCGTATTGTCATCCGGGATCGAGGAACCATCGTAGGCCTCCGGAAGGGTGACGATCCTGTTCCGGCCATGAGCTTCACGGTCATGATGCGGGACTTTACGAACGCTTCTGGCGGTTCGTTGACTGACTTCATCGACAAGACCGGTGGCTCGTCGGGCACCACCTCTACTGGCGGAGTCGGGTACGAGCAGTACCTGATTGATATTGAGTTCGCTGTTGAAGGAACGGCCCACGGGGACTCTAACGATCACGTCGCTACTGCTTCTAAGTGCCTTTGCACCTGGAGCTTCAGCGAAGGCGACCCAGACAGCATCAGCGTGACCGCTGAAATCTACGGTGGAATCGCCTACACCGAGCCTACTTGATTTAAAAAGGAGCAATGATGTTTGAGCAAACACTCTCTGTAAATGGCAGCCCTGTTGGGCTTGATTTCCCCAAGAGCATGTCCGCTGCGGTCGACCTATGGTTTGCCGTGGCGGACGCTCAGAAGGTCAAGGACAACACCAAGGTGTTCTCCAAGCTGGCCGCCGCATCGATTGGAATCGGGATTGACCGGTCCAACGAAGCGGTAGCCGACCTTCCGGAGTACGACATCTCGTCTGGTGACTTCATTGCCTATGGCAACCAGGTCATCGACTGGATGGGCGCCCATGGCGTCAAGTACATGAAGCTCCTGAACCTCGGGTCTGCCTACCTGGCGTGGGCCTCTTCCGAGCTCATGGCTGAGGAGGAAATCGTTCAGATGGAGGATTTTACAGAAGCGACCGAGGATCGGCTGACCGGGTAGCCTTCTCTATCGACCGGTTCTGGGGCAAAGGGCCCGGTTGGTATTCGAGCCTGGATAAGCACACGAGACTCAGGTTGCTCGCAGACTGGAGGCTTCACAACGAAACACCCAAACAGAAGGCGCGAAAGGAGAAAGAATCCAAGCGTCGTCGTTGGGTTAAGGCGCGGGAACGGTATACTCGTGTTCGAGGAGGCTGAAGCATGGCTGGTCCTGGCGAAAATATTGAAATACAGATCACGGGTGACGCGAAAGATCTGACGGAAGCCCTCGAGAAAGTCTCGAAGAACATCGAGGAGCTCCAAGCCGCCCTCGGTGGCGCCAAGGACAGCTTCGAGAAGACAGGCAAGTCCGCCCAGGACTCGATGAAGAAGGTTGAGACCGAGGCGAAGAAGGCCTCTACTGCGACTGATGGGCTATCGAAGTCGACCGATAAAGCCAAGAAGTCAAACGACACGCTTGAGGGGTCAGTCAAAGCTGCGTCGAAGAGGCTTGATGAGCAGCGCAAGATTGCTGGAATGCACATCTCCCAACTTGAAGCTGGAGCAGATGCTTCGGGGCGAATGGATAGTGCCTTCGCTGCTATGTCGACAGTCTTGGATCAAGTCAACCCTAAGATGGCTGAGAACTTCCGGCTGATAGGAGACGTGACAGGGGCAACCGAGCAGATGATATTGGCCTATACCCAGCTCGGACCAAAGGGGTTGGCTTTAGCGGCGGGGGCCGCAACTCTTGCGGCAGCCTACACCGTGGTAATTCAGCGCCAGCAAGACATTATTGACCAGAATCAAAAGCTGGCAGACGGTTTCGACAAGCAGATCTCTGCACATGCAAATCTTGCAAAGATGCAGCAGGAGATGACCGATCAAGTCAGGCTTTCGACTGGTGAGATTTCTCAGGAAGAGCTAGCTCTGGAGAAAAGAACTAAGGCGATCGAGCAGGCTATCCGCGCCCAGCAAAAGGCGGCAAAAGCCAGCTTTGTCCAAAGCAGCGGCTCTCAAGCAGCGATGTCCAACTATCTTGCAGAGGTTGAGCGGCTCAAGGTCCTTGAAGGGAAGCTTAAAGATCTGTCCCAAGCTCAGTT